CGTCGTGCTCATTGGCGATATATTCGGGGTATGAAAATACGGTTTCCGGCTAAAAAAGTGAAAGATATGGGTGCTAAAGGTAAATGGGCATCTCTTCATGGTCCCGGTATCGGTGAATTAAAACCCGGTGGGTTAATGGGATATTCTCCTTCGATGTCCAAAACGGCACGTCATACTAAATTACGTAAAGTCGTTAAATCGAAAGGCGCATTATCCACTTTCCGTAAATTAAATGCGTTAGCTACCTATACGAAACGAACCGCCAAAAGCAAGAGCCGTACGGCAAAGGCTGATAGAAACTGGGTGAAGAAAACTTATATGAAGTAGAAATAAAATGAAAAGTATTGTTTTAACTTTCTTAGCGACTTCTCTGCTCTATTATTTACATGTTCATACTAATTCAACGAGTGGATTACTCCATTTATTCGGTAAAAAGACACCGTTAGTAGATACGGTCGTGTTTGCTATCGTTCATATTGTTGGGTTCTATCTTTTACATACATATGTAAGCCCTATGATCGAAAACATGGGTAATTACGGAGCCACGTGTCCCAATGGTTACGCTATGCAAGCGAATGGGGATTGTAAACCTACTGGACATGCCACTTATGAAGGAAAAAATTATTAGTTATAGAATATAAAATGTTAAAGTTGCTCACAAAAATTTTAATTAAAGCCCTCATTTTTATCGCGTTCGTTCCTGGAGTATTAGTTACGTTACCTCCTGCAGGTGACCGAACTACGGTATTATTAACTCATGGTGTTCTTTATGCGTTAACGAGTATGCTTATCTGGAAATTTATTGTAAAAAGATTACTGAAATATTAAATAAATGCAACAACTTCTATTAGCTGGTGTACTTCTAGTATTAATTTATCTTGGTTATAAAAATCTCGTTGAAAGATTCGATAATCCGAGTACCAAACCCATTCCCCCATGCCCACCTGATTACGTTCACTGCGGATCAGGTGATTGTCGTTTAAAAACAGACATATACAATCCGTGTCCATAGAAAAATAAAAAGAAACCGGCCGATTTCTTTCTACGCATAAATCTGTGTTTGCAAGACACATTTTACGCTTTCTATTGCTCCGCCATCGCAATAGACATTGACTTCCGTCCACCTATTTACTTTATCGATTGTAAATCTTAACGGTAATAAGTTCCTCCTACTTATTACACTTACCTTCCTCTAGAATAACTGTCTAGCCCAGACAATAAACCCCTCCTTCGTTTATTGTATCGGTTTTCTTCAAAACCTCCCCTTGAGAACAGTTTTTCATGTTCTCGCAACCTACTGCTACATAGGTCCATACCTGTTACGAGCAGGATACCCGATTTATAGCCCCGTCCTTCCGCTATAAATTATGATTCACATTTCTAAATATCCTCAAATATTTAATACTGAACCTCTTCATATGTTCTTTGAGGGAACATCGCCTGATCATTCGTATATTTTCTCTTCAATATTCAACTTTCTTCCTCTTTGAGTACTCATTTTATATTGCTAAGAACTATCTACAAATTCTCGCTAATTCTATTTTTTGATACGAAAGAATCCGTTTTTATTCAAAATGGATATTCATATAACTATAGTTTTAGAAGTAATATACCATGGCGTTAACAATGTACGGGTACAAAATCCCTAAAAATACTATTCATGATTTAAAAACACTGAAGGCAAGATTAACTGTTAAACCGTATATCCCTAAAGTATTTGTGGATCCACGATTTGTTGCAAAATATCCTATTTATAAAGAATCGGAAAACTTCATGTATGTTCCAAAGCATTTTGGTATTGCTGAATTTGGAATGTATTCTTCTTCTGATCGCGATGTTCAACAGACTAATTCTATTCATTGGCAGTTTAAAGGTGAATTACGTGATACTCAAATTGAAGTCGTCAATACTTATTTAAAACCTGAACCACGCGATGGACTTATTTGTTTACAAACGGGTGGAGGTAAAACTGTTTGCGGATTATACATTGCATCGCAACTCAAATTACCTACTTTAGTATTGGTTCATAATACATTCTTACGTGATCAATGGATTGAACGAATTAAACATTTCTTACCACATGCCCGTATCGGATTATTTCAGGGTGAAACACAGCAAGTGGAAGATCGTGATATTATTGTCGGTATGCTTCAAACGATTTCTCTTAAAGAACTTCCTTCAAAACCCTTTAAAAATATTGGGTTAGTGATTGTGGATGAATGTCATCATATTGCTTCGGAAGCGTTCTCTCAAGCGATTCCTAAAATTACATCGAAACATATGTTAGGATTATCGGCCACTCCCGAACGCAAAGATAAATTAATGCACGTCATAAATTGGTTTCTTGGTCCTCTGCTTTACCAATCGGATACCGGTGATAAAGTAGATCCTGGAGTCTTTGTCGAAGTATACGAATTTGAAGAAGGTGATGAGAAATTTAATGAAATCATCTATAATCAACAAGGGGTTATGTTTACATCGTTAATGGTCAATAAATTAGTCGAGTACGAACCTCGTAATAAGTTATTGGTTGAATTATTAAAAGATGTATATGATGACCATCAAAGACAAACCTTGGTACTCACGGATCGAGTGGAACATACTAAAACACTGTTTGACATGTTGCCGAAAGAAATCCAAGACCAAGCCTGTATTTTATCACGGGGTGTAAAAGCCGATGTACGGGCTGAATGGTGTGCGACAAAAAAGATATTAATTGCAACCTACGCTATGTGTAAGGAAGGCTTCGATGTTTCAACGCTTAATACTTTACTCATTGCAACTCCTCGACCAGATGTTGATCAAATTGTTGGACGAATTTTACGGGTAGAAAAATCGAAAAGAACTGTGGCTCCTTTAATTTTGGATGTTGTGGATCCTGCGTTTCGAAGACAATTTCAACAACGTCTTGAACTGTATTCAAAACGTGAATACAAAGTTGAAAAAATGAAAATGGAAATTTAATTACCAAAAAGTAATTTTTTTAATAAAATGTATACCTATATGCTAACTGTTGGAAACTATAACTCGCAAACTCATGCGAATAATAAAGATTACACCGACACGGTGTTCCATATCGATGTAATTTGCTTTACAGTGAGTTGTTTAGAAGAAGTTTATGATGCAATACATTGTTACGATTTTGGTAAACCTGTAACATGGCAAAAAAATGGAATATCGTACGCTGAAATAAGTCGATATTTTGGAAATAAACGAAACAAGGGAGAAACTGGTTCTATAAATATAGAAATAGGTTATATGTTTAAAGATCATGTTGCCGAGAAATTTGTGGTATTATATCAAATACCCAATGAATCTGACTAATATAACTTGGCAGTCTTTTTTATTTTCGATCGGAACTTTATCCCTAGTTTCGTTAGTTACTATACCTAACGGCATTATTCGAATGAATGCTTCGGGAATACCGATTCCTCGTCCAGATAATTTACTTAAAATTATGTTATCTCCATTATATATTGTTCAATTTTGGACATCTCTTCCGTTAATTGTAACGAACTTCTTCGTACATTGGGCAATTGTATTCGGTATCTTGTATGGTTCTAAATCCCGTAACTCTCATTCACGTCAATAATTCCACTAGGATACGCATAATCATCGTAATCACGTACTGCTCGGTCACCGTAATCTCCGTAATCAACTTGTAATTCTTGCCCATCGGTTCCTACCGGCATATCCCCGTTTTCAACATAATCACGGGTTGCATCGTATCCTTCTTCTGGTCGTTGTTCATCGATTTGAGCAATAAGTTCATTATATTCTTCTTCCGGATCAGGAAGATTGAATTCTTTAGCAAACATTTCACGATCGGCATTCGTAATAATATACGGAGCTAAACCAATATCTAACAGTAATTTAGTAACTTCACGTTCATCATCATTCATTGATCGCATACGTTGTTTGAATTTTTCACGTTCACTAGTCTTTGCAGATTCAGTTATTTTATCGGCTTCTTCTTTAGTTAATAAAAGCATGTTCATCGTGATATCTCGAGATATAGCATCTGCTAAATTTTTAGATAAAACATCTTTATTTTTCTCCTTAGACAGTTCATGAAATAATTCATAAAGTAATCCTTTAGTTACATCTCGCAGTAAAGATTTGTTTGTTTCGGTTTCTAAGTATACCGATCTTTCGCGAAAACTTAATAAAATATCTTTACTGATGTTTTGCAAAGAAAGTATATCCAATACACGGTTCATAAAGAGCAATATAGAGATTCCATCCGTATCTTTCGAATTTAGAAATCGTTCTATTTTTTCCGACTTTATAAATTTGGATAATCCTAAATCCAGATTCTTACGTACTTCTTTGTCGGTTAACTGCATAGTTTGAATAATTTTATATTTTGGTTCAATATATTCTGCATATTCAGATGGATAAATATTTTTATAAATTGGAATAGGATCCTGTACTATTTTTGGAGGTACTTTAGAAGCCAATGTAGAATGCGGTCTTGGAACATTACATTTCATCATCAACTCTTCTTCACCGAATCGCTGATTAGGTTTGTATTCAGTTTTTTCTAAATGTATAATCGGTAATTCAATACTATTTGGAGTAATAATAACTTCATTTGCTGTACTTAAGTATCGTTCTCGTGCTGTTTCGAGTTGTGTTTTATATTCTACCGCAAATACACCTTGTATAAATTTAATGACTTCTTTACGAACTTCTTTTGGTCGATTAATTACTTCACGTAAAAAAGCGGTTGCCGATCCACCAAACGTGCTTGGATTGGCTTCGAATACAACTTTTAATAAATAAATCAAGTTATCTAAAATAGGAGAATCTTCTGTATCATCCGTATCTCTTGGGTAACCTACTAGTTTAAAATTTTTTACTCCGTATGTACTTCGAGGAATTAAAAATGGGTTATGCGTTTGAAGAAGAACTATCGCACCGGCTAATCCTAATACGCCTTCTACTCGTTCACGTTTTGTAGGTTCTATTTTCTTATTGGCTCGGACCGCATCGGACAGTTTTCTTATGGTTTGAATGATGGGCAATAATATAAGCTCTTCGGGTAAAACTTGTAATAACGAAATAATTAAATATAAAGTCGTTTCTCCGGCATTTTCTTTCAATTTAAATAATTTTTTAAGATCTGCAATTGATGAGACCATATTGGATTCTCCAGTAAAATCTGGAGTTTCACTGATTTCTCCATAAGTGATGATAGGGTTACCAAATTCATCAAAAGCTGTTTGAGCAACTAATACATCTTTATTAATCTGTTCACTACAGAACTTACAAACGCGAAATCCATCTTCAACATCGGTCCATTCCTCATAATAGGCTAATCGATCATTTTCTAAATCACCACGAAGATACGCTAAAGTATGTGCACAAACAATAAACGAACCGTCTTTATCTAAGTACAAATTTTCCATAGGCATAATGGTATTGACTAACGTTTGAATAGCTTCTGCTTTATCTTCCGATACTCTTTGCGGATCTTCTAAAATAGTTAATACGTCTCTTCGTAATTCGGATTCTGGTCGTGCATTGTATTTCTCATATTTCACTTCAAGTTCTTTAGTTACTGGTTTTTGGAATCTTTTTAGTAACTTTAAATGTTCTTCGATAATTTCGGATCCGGTAGTTTCTCGCCAAGCTATACGATCCAGAGATACGATAGCCGATCGTTCGTATTGAACATAATCGGATGTTAAACACATACCTTTAGGTAACGGAAGATCTTTATCGATAGCTTTATTTACTTCGGCCCAAGTAGGAGCACGATAAATCCCGGACTGCAAAAATAGATCAAACGTATCCGAAACTAAACATTCATCGGGATAAATCTTTTCAAATTTAGGTTCTAATTTATCACCGGGTGCTTGAGGTACTACATTTCCAGCATCACCCACTTTTGATAACCAAATTTTACTCACTAAAGCACCACCATCTTCTTGTTTCATTAACCATAATCGTGGTGCCATACCTTCGTACCATGGAATAATATAGTTTTTCTGCAGTATATCGGCTGGAGCAATAGTGTCCGATTTATTAGGAAATTTAATCGATAAAATAGGAGGAGTAGATTCAATCGTATCTACCGGTGGAAATCGTTCTTTCCATAAATTCCAAGGAATATCTTTTAGTTTCACATCGTAAATTTTTAAGTACTTTTGTCCTTCTTTATACGGATCAGTTGTTGTCGGAATAGCATGATTCATAATTGCGGTCATTGTTGGAAATATGTCTACTAGACGATCATCCGTTATAATTTTTGAAGGTTCTATACTGCTCAGAAAAGGATGTCCAGATAAAGGATTTGGAATCTCTACTTCACGTTTATTCAAATAATATCCTTTCACAAGAATATCATCATCTGTGTTTAAAATAGGCACCTTTACAATTTCGTAAGAACCGTCTTCATGAATAACTTGTTTGGTACGTACATACCGTCCTAATACTTTGATGTCTTTTTGACCTTCTTCATTGACTAAATGTGTGGTTTCACTGATTCTTGCTCCTTTACTTTCCGTAGATTTATATGGCCGAGGTAATGCAGGTAATAAACGGTTCGTATAAAAATTGGGTGTTTTAATTTGACTTTTGTCCATGATAGGTACCCAATTATCCACAAATGAATAAGGTTCGTATTTAAAATCCGAATATATCGGGGTTATCCAATTCACATGTATAGATGTACGTTTAGGAATTACCGTGTATTTCCCGGCTTCATCAGTGAAAGAAATTGAATCTAAATATATTTTTCGATAACGATCTCTTTCTTCTTTTAGCTGTATATTTTGCCAACGTGTCAATTGTCCTGCTCTTGAAGATTTATTAATAAAATCTAATAACTGTTCTTCCAGAGTGAAAAATCTAAGTTCTTCTGGTCGTTGAACTTCTTCTTCATAATCAAAAGTTTCTAAGATTTCAAAATCTGTCGTTGGATCAAAATTCAAAATGTCCGCCATTGTTATTATATAGCCTTTTCTACAATTGAACAATATTCCACAATGGTATCTCGAGCAAGTTTTAAAACAGATTCGGCAGTTTTATCAGTGAGCAAACGAATACCTAATTTGTTGGTCAGAGGATGAGGTACATCCTGAGATACAAATCTAACATTCAAGTCGCTATAAATGATTTCTTGCAATAACGGACCTAAATTGTGATTATCTTCATTGTATTCAATATAGTATTCTTTGTCACCTACTTTTTGAATGTTTTCAACAGCATGTGCCATATAAGCTTTAATCTTTTCTTGAAGGATCTTTACAGCATATCTTAAAATTTCTTTGGCAGGTAAAACACCGATACTTTCGATAGCCATACTAATGATTCTAGGACGACCATTTTCATCACGAGCATAGTATTTTTGGTAATAGAAATTATCAAATTCAACCGGATCTTTCTTTTCTTCAATCCAAGCTTTACGAAATTCTTTAAGCTCTTCAGGATCAGCTTCCCATTTAGTAGTCGCTAAACAGACTTGACCAATAGAAGTTTTATTCGCAACTTTTAATTTTGCTAACACGTGGACACTTTCTTCTGGTCGAAGACGCAGAAAGAGTATCGGAGTATCAAAGTCACGATCACGCATAATAATTTTACCTCGGTTTGATTCAACTACGAAATCATCCGTAGTGATTGTCCGAACATTTTTATTTGCTCGATCGGCCATAATTCGTAATTCTATTTTGGCATCACGCACTGTAGAAGCATCATCTGGACTCACATTGATAGGTAACATTTCTAAGCGATGTTTTAGCATATCATGAGGTAATTGACTTGTATTTTCTAAGATTTGTACATCATGTACAACTACCGTAGGTATTTCTGCTAGTAAGATTTGTCGGATAGCATTTACGAAAGATACCGGAAATTTATGGTATTCGCAAGTAAGCTCGTACCCTTTATTCGAAATTTTTAAGTTGTCGACTTTCATGGTTGATTTTTCTTCACTCATTCTCGTTAACCTTTATTCCGTTTTTTTCGTCAAAACTTGTAACTAAGATGGCCAGTCAACCTTATTTATTTTATAGTGAACGTTGCCCCCACTCAAAACAAATTATTGAAACTCTTAAAGGTCTCAATAAAGCAGGACTTTATAAATTTGTATTAGTGGAATCGTTACCTCGAAACCAGATTCCTCCTTTTCTGAAAAAAGTACCTACTCTATATGTTCCGGATACCAAAGACGTATTAGTTGGTCAAGATATTTATGGATTTATTTCAAAACCAACTAATGCACGAAAAGAATTGCCTACTAAAGATGCTGTACAAACTGGTGGTTCTAGTCAACAAATCGTAGGAGATATTTCAGCCTGGGGGTTTGAAGGAACTGGTGCATTAACCGAAACATATTCATCTTGGGATAATCCTAATTCATTTACAGCCTCAGGAGGAAGCATGTATACATTCCTAAATGAACCCATAACCACTCAAGGAGGTGCAGGATTACCTACAGGTAAACAAGTAGAGAGTGAAAATACCATTAAATCAAAAACTGGAGCCAATGATGATGTGGCTGCACGAATGTCTGCTATGGAAGAACAACGTAAGAAAGAATTTGGAGGGGTTAGTCGTAAATGATCAATTTTAACATATTCGTAATAAAATAAACAAATGGCTTCTCGTGGTATACTTATGAATGCTTTCTTTGATCAATTCACGTCATTCATTACTGAATTGTCTGAAATGTATCCTGAAGATCCTGATTTTGGTATTTTTTTAACTACTTTAAAAATGATTAAATCAACGAATCCATCTTTAATTGTAAAATATGTCGTGGAAAATACTCAACAATTTGAAGATCAAATTTTAACCAAAAATGAAAAATTCTTTTTAGATTATTCATTTTCAGAATATGGCAATGATGTAGATCTAAATATATTTTCAAAATTAAAAGATTATGTTGCAAATATGACTCCTGAATCTAAAGATAAAGTTTGGGTATATATTCAAAACATTTATCGACTTTCTAAAGCTATTCAGAAATAGTTTGTGAATATGATAATGGAACTTCTACCGATTCAAACCCGTACAAGTCTCTAGGAGTTAACGTTTTTAACTCTTCAATGGCTTCAGTGGGTTTATCAAAGTTTCTAAACAAAATTTGGTTTACTTCGGCCGGTGTCCATTTATATTCTAAAGTATCATCCGTCCAATCATCGAATGCTGAATCGTAGAAACTGTTCACCATTTCTTGAAGGATTTCTCGATTACATTTTTTGAAATTTACAATCATATCAATACGTCCTGGTCGAATCAGAGCCTTATCAATGCGTTCTGGAAAATTGCTAGAAATGCAGAGAATACGTCCTGATGATTCTAACGTACCATCCAATAAATTTAACAAAAATGATAAATCTATAGGTTCTTTTTCATCTTCATCTTGTAACTTATTTTCCATCCATGCATCACTAGCTGGTTTCTTAGGTTTTTCTTCGACAACTGGTTTTTTCCATTTACGTTCTAATACAGTATCGCCCATAGCATCAATATCTTCAATTAAATATAATCGTTCATGAATAGGAATAGTATATCTTTCTGTCGTTGTACCATTATAAACATGGATTTCTTCGTTAAAGAAAAGATGACGTAATTGAGATTTTGATTTAATTTCGGCTAATTGAATATTAATCACGTGACGTCTTGCAGTGTTCGCTATTGCTTTAACGGAACTTGTTTTACCTGTACCTGGATCTCCATGAAACATGAACCCTAAGGTATAGGGTATTCCCTTCTTTTCATACCAATCTTTGCGTGTTAAAAAGAATTCTACATGTTTAGATACTTTTTCTCGTTGTTCAAAGAATACATTATCAAACGTACGAGTAGTATGAAATTTATGTTGAGTATACATGATGTGCGTTGTTGGTAATGAATTTTGAAGAGTTCGTTTATTTTTTGAAGCCGTGATCATATCAAAGAAATATAAATCATTACCTAATTTATTCTTCATACGACGTTCATATGCAGAATTACAACGATCTACAAAGGATTGTAAATATTGAACTTCATGATCATAGCAGAATATTTTAAATTTAATTGATTGTAATGCACCATCGTCATGTTTCAAATCGGTAAGTTGAAAATAAATGTCCGGTTCAACCATAATGGGTTCAAACTCGTTCGGAAGATAATCGTGTTGAGAAACACATATCAAATTACGAATAACAGGAATAGTAGTAACATAATTCACTACGGCATCCATACGAGTTGAACTTACCGTTTGCTGTTGTGTAGTACCTTTCGTATTTGTGGTTTGAAAAATACGTTCACACAGAATATTACATTTAATTTCTTTATTTGGAGGGGGTTCTGTTGCCGGTTTATGTTTTTGTCTTCGACAACAGAATGATTTAACTTCCGGAAACCAAGTAGAATAGGATGCGACTATGCGTTCATATAAATTGAAAGCAATTAAATTATAGAGAGGATTGCTTCCTACTGATGAACCCAAATGCATCATCATTTGGGTTCTCATTAAATCCTGAAAGAAGTTAGGTTGAGGATTCATTAATTAAAATAAATTTAGTACGTTAAAGTTAAAATGTCTACTATAGAAGAACAGCAAGAAGCCGTAAGACAAAGAAATTTAAAATCTGCATATGATTTCGGTAGAAATCAAGGACTAAAGGGGAAGGAGATGCATAAAGATTACGTTTCTGCTATGGGTGAAAGTCCTGCTATGGATAAACATATAACCGAATATATGAAAGGTTATGTAGAAGGACGTGAAACTTATGCTAGACAAACCGGAAAAGCTCGTCGTAAACATCGTAAAGGTAAAAAATATACTCGAAAACATAAGCGTCATTCAAAAAAATAAATTAATAATTAATATAAATGTTTTCAACAAAAAAGTATTCACCTATAACTTTAACAAAAATCCTTGATGAAAAATCAAGTAATCAAAATAGACAACAACAATTAAGTTCTCTTGTTTCAGGAGTAAAAACTGCTAGAGATGGAGATATTAGTGCAGGTATATCTCCTTCTGAAGAAAATGATATTTTAAAAAGATTTAAAAGTCATGGGTATCAAGATGGTTTAGAAAAAAGAAGTATGAATCAACAAGTATTAGATACGTTTTCTTTAACACCTGATTATAGATACGCTGATGCATATGGTAAAGCATATAAAGAAGGTAAAGAAAAAGCTATAAGATCTACTAATTATGGCGGTAAAAAAACGCGTAAACATCGTAAAGGATCAAAGAAAACGATGAAAAAGAAATCCAGAAAACACAGAAAATAAATGCGTTAAAATAAATGGGTGAAAATAACAGCGTTGAGTTATCATCGATGATTAGTTGGACAGTTAAATTAGAAGAATACTTTGCATCAACCGGTGAAAAAGCAGCCGGATTAGCTTGGGTTCATAAACGTTCCGAAGCCATATATAGCAACCGAAGAACCTATATAGATCTTCCGGTTATTATAGGAAGTGGTGTTATTGCATTTTTAAACGCCGGTTCATCAAGTTTGTTTGAAGATCCTAAAATTTCATCCGTAGCGTTAGGTGTTGGATCATTGTGTATGGGTATTTTGAACAGCTTCGGAACCTATTTTGGTTGGTCAAAACGAGCAGAAGGACACCGTATTTCAGCTATTCATTATGCGAAATTGTATAGATTTATTACTGTGGAATTAAGTTTACCAAGATCTGAACGTATGAGCCCAAATGCATTATTAAAGTACGTTAAGGACCAATACGATCGTTTAGCTGAAATTAGTCCGATGGTACCCGATATTGTTATTGCTCAATTTCAGTATAAATTCAAAAATGAAAAAGACATCAGTAAACCTGATGAAGCCAACGGTATACATAAGATTGATATTTATAGAGATGTAGACGATGATGATAGTATGCGTGAAATGCCCACACAAACACCGGTAAAGAAACCAATTTCATTTTTAGATGTAATGACTCCTAAAGAATTACCCAAATTAAATATTCGTGTTCCGGAACAACCAAAAAAAGTTCTAGAAACTATTAATGAAAAACCAGCGGTAACCGTTAGCGATGTTGTTATTGAAGTGCCATCGGCTGAAGAAGAAAAGAAAGATGTTTAATTTTTCTTTAAACACATATCTAGTGTAGGAATATTTAAATTCACAGGTTTAGTTCGTTTTAATCGTAATTGTTCGGACGCTTTTTCAACTACATCATTCGAAAGAGATACATATTTCTTGATATCTCTTAAGGGTGCTTGAATATTCATGCTAGGAAATACTAATCGAATTGGATGTAGCTCTGATAATATAATATTATTATCGTTGTACGTATATTCGCGATACTGTTCTATATCTAATGGTCCTCCAAACATACGTAATAAACTTCGAGGAGGAGCAGGAGATAAATAACGTTCTTTATAAAGATCTGAATATAAATTACGTAATAAACTATGACGGTTCCATTTCGTAGAATCAGAAATACGATTATCGGAATACAAATACGCTAGTCCACATTCGGGCGAACAAAAATGTCCTTCGCATGTGTATGAATTTTTATACGCATCATAGGAAATCGGTAAGTATACCGGTGTCCAAACAAATTTATGACAGCACCAAAAGCATGATGTTTGTGGACCGTATCGATCCGCTACAACTTTATCTAGAACAGATTTGAGTAATTCAGTGTTAAAGGTATTCGAAACTTTAGATATTTCGACTGAATTTAGGATTTCTGAATAATTCATATTTTCCTCAGCCGGAACTATGGTTTCTTGATTCAGTATCTCTTCCGTGATCTTTAACGAAAAGACAACTGGTGTTTCAGAAATATCTTTAGTAACAACGACTTTTGCCTTTCTCCCCATTTAAACTGAATATGTTTAAAATGTCAAAATGAGAATCGTTTGTATGACGAATGAAGGACAACTTCCTATGATGAAAAATATGTTAACTTCGGCTCAAAAAGCAGGAATAGATATGCGTTTATTTCACTGTTATATTCTGAATACTCAAAAAGAAGCTGCAACTTATAACACAGGTGAATTTAAAAGTATTACTACTCGAAAGTTAGAAGTTATTCTAGAGAATATGAAACTAGATAATGAAGTCATCTGGATTGATAATGATATTGTAATTTTTGAAAATTTTATTAATGACCTGCGAAAAAAGCAAGGAAAATTTGTTATGCAGGATGATTTATGGTCACCTTGTACAGGGTTCTTTCTAGTTCGTCCAGATGTGTTTACAACAAAAGCCATTCAACAATGTATCGATTGGTTAAAACAAAATTCACATATTCCTTCATTAAATGATCAGCACGCGTTTACAAATATTTCGAAGAGAACTATTGGATTAACGGTTACACTACTCTCTAAAGATGAATACCCAAATGGATATGTATATTTTAACCAAAATGTAACTTCTAAAGCAAAAATTGTTCATTGTAATTATTTATTCACCGCTGCTGAAAAGGAGCAACGATTAAAGGATAACGGATTATGGAACATTAATGAAAGCATTCTTGAAAACGTAAATAAATATTCCATTTGAAAACGAATTTACACAATAGACGAGGTTAGTCAAATCATACAAAATGTCTTCTACTAACTTAAGTAAACAATATCGTAAACATACGCATCGAGAACATATTCTCAGCTTACCGGATACCTATATTGGTAGTATCGAAAATTCTATCGAGAATATGTTTGTGGTGGAAAATGAAAGATTTATTGAAAAACCAATAAGTCCATTTAATCCAGGCTTTTATAAATTATTCGACGAACTGCTTGTGAATGCTCATGATCATGCAGTTCGCTGTCGTCAAAAATATCCGGATAATCCGGTAAAAAAAATTGAAGTTGAAATTGAAAATGATTCGGTAATTACGATTCGTAATGATGGTCAATCGATCGATGTTGCGAAACATCCGGAACATAACGTTTATATTCCGCAGATGATCTTTAGTGAATTATTGACTTCAACAAATTATGATAAAGAAGAAAAAAAATTAGTAGGTGGTAAAAATGGTTACGGTGTGAAACTAGTGAACATCTTTGCGAAACGGTTTGTTATTACAATTATCGATTCAACTCGGCAATTGAAATACACTCAAGTATTCGAAGAGAATATGACGAAAATTCATGAACCCGAAATTAAACCTTGTAAAACAAAAAGCTTAGTTGAAATTTCTTGGACTCCCGACTTTGCTCGATTCGGATGGTCTACACCTAAAATCCCGTCTGATTTACTCCAGGTCCTTAATCGACGAGTATTTGACACGGCAGTTACAGTTGGGAAAGAGGTTAGAGTCACATGGTGCGGCACAGCAGTCAAATTTCGCGATTTGGCATCTTACGCTTCCTGGTATTTGCCGGATAATACAACCTTGGTCACAGAGAATCCTCAAGTCGGATGGCAAGTGGCAATCGCGGACAACCCGTTTGACCGAGCATTTAATGTTAGTTTTGTAAACGGCATTTGGACTCGTTCGGGTAAACATGTCGATGAAATTACGACGCAATTGGTGACTCATATTTGTAATTACTTGGAAACTAAGAAGAAAATTAAAGTTAAACCAGCGTTAGTTCGAGATTCACTTGCGGTGTTTATTCATTGCGAAGTTGAAAACCCTTCCTTTAGTTCGCAAACAAAAGAAGTGTTAACAACGAAAGTAAATTGTAAATTACCCGATGATTTTCTTAAAAAAGTAGTTTCTAAATTATCGATTGTTGAAAAGGTTCTTGAACAACAGAACCTTAAAGACAATAAAGATAACGCAAAAACTGATGGAAAGAAATCTTCTAAAGTATCTGGAATACCTAAACTAGATGATGCCGTGTACGCAGGTACGACTAAAAGTCACGAATGTAGTCTCATTCTGACCGAAGGTGATTCTGCTAAAGCTATGGCTCTGTCTGGTCTCTCGCAAGAGCAACGTAAATATTATGGTATTTATCCTTTGCGTGGTAAAGTGTTAAACGTCAAAGATACTGGAGCAAAGAAAGTAGAGCAAACGGAAGAAATCGCGAATTTGAAAAAGATTCTCGGGTTGGAATCCGGGAAAGAATATAAAGACATCCGATCTTTGCGGTATGGTAAAATTCTTATCATGACCGATCAGGATTATGATGGTTCGCATATTCGTGGTTTACTTATCAATGTGTTCCATGAACTGTGGCATACATTATTTGAAATTCCTGGATTTATTACCTACATGACTACTCCGATTGTCAAAGCAACGAAAGGTAATAAAGTAATTCCATTCTATACTCAATATGAATATGAAGAATGGCGTAAAACAACAGAATCTCATGGTTACAAAATCAAATATTATAAAGGGTTAGGTACGTCTACTCGTGACGAAGCCAAAGAATATTTCAAAAATATGAATGTGGTAAACTATTTCTATACTGGTCAAGATAGTGATAAATCTATCGAACTTGCATTTAACAAACAGCAAGCGGATGATCGTAAGGAATGGTTAAAAACGTATTCTCGTGAAAATATCGTGAATAAAAAACCGGGTGAATTCCTACCTTATCAAGAATTTGTGGATAAAGATTTGATCCATTTCTCGAATTATAATATGGAACGATCCATTCCTAATGTGATGGATGGTTTGAAAACTTCGCAACGTAAAATTCTGTATTCGGCGTTCAAACGAAATTTAAAATCCGAGATTCGAGTCGCTCAATTCGCGGGTTATGTTTCCGAACATTCGGGATATCATCATGGCGAAGCTAGTTTGAATGAAGCTATTATCGGTATGGCTCAAGATTTCGTAGGTTCTAATAATATTCCATGGTTGGTTCCTCAAGGTCAATTTGGTACACGATTACAGGGTGGTAAAGACTCTGCGTCGCCTCGTTATATTCATACCTATTTACAACCTTATATTGCGAACTTGGTTCCATCGGATGATTTCGATTGTTTACGATATCGAGACGATGACGGATTGCTCGTAGAACCGGATTGGTATGCTCCGGTTCTTCCCATGTTATTGGTGAACGGTTGTCGGGGTATTGGTACAGGTTATTCTACTTTCGTACCGCAATTTAATCCTAAAAATCTTAAGGAAATGTTGTTGCAATGGCTCCAAACTGGAACAGGACTTGATGGAGAACTTGTTCCGTACTACAAAGGGTTTCGAGGAACAATTAGTAAAGACGCAAAAGGTGATTATATTGTGAAAGGTGTCTACAAAGTCGAAAAGAATGAAATGATTATTACCGAATTACCGGTTGGAACATGGACTTCGGATTTCCGTGAAACATTGGATAAATTAGTATCTGAAGGAACGATTAAAGATTACTCGGATACATCTACGGATACCGAAGTAAACGTAAAAGTAAAACTGAGTGAATCTACCGAAGTATTGGAAAAATTACTGACGGATAAAATCAGATTCTCGAATATGCACGCGTTCAACTCTAACGGTGTTATTCAAAAATATGATACGCCAAATGAAATTCTGAAAGAATATGCAATTATTCGATTAGAACTTTATGGTAAACGACGTGATCATTTATTGAAAACTCTTCGTGCTAAATTACCTTATCATGAAAATGTGGTTCGATTTATTAAGCAACAATGTGAACATATTCCTGTACCAGATCTTCGTCGAAGAACTCCTGAAGAATGTGATAAACTCTTATCAGATAATAAATTTGATAAAATAAAAGAATCATTTGATTATTTATTGGATCTTCCAATCAAATCATTAACATTGAAAAATGCTCAAAAACATGAAAAAGATCTTGTTGATTTGAAAAATAAAATAATTGAAATTGAAAAAATGACTTCTAAAGAAATGTGGATTCATGAACTTAAGCAACTCGTGTTATAGTAACATGAACATAACTAACTCCAAAATTGGCAGAGGTTGTATTTGTTAAAAGTTGAACAGTTTCTGAAGCTGATAAATTTTTAATTGCTATCATATTAAAATCTTCAAATATACCTGAACTCAAATTTTTATTAATAGTAGCAATTGTACTATTACCAACACCCGAACCACTAATAGTTAACGCAAGATTTTGTGCTCCACCGGTAGAACAAGAGAAAAATGAAATAACTTTTATTTCATAAGTTCCGGCAGTAGGTACAGTGATTACATCTGAACTCATAGTAATTCCACTATTACTAACTGTAGATCCTAAAGGAAGAGTCACCGCAGTTCCTGATACAATTGTAGATGATGAGTTTTTTGCGGTATAAATATAGGCTGGCGGTACTCCTGGACCTGTAGCACCAGTAATACCTTGTATACCTGAATCTCCTTTTGGCCCAGTTGCTCCTGGTAATCCTGTAGGCCCAGCTGGTCCAGTTGCTCCAGTTAATCCTGTTAATCCTTGTGGACCAGTAGGACCGGTATTTCCATTCATACCCGGTATTCCTTGCGGTCCAGTAGGACCAGGACAGTTAATAAGTCTTGATTGAGATGTCCATTCACTTGCTGATAACATTTATTTATTAAACACTTTCATATTTTTAAATAATTATTATAATGGACGTACCAACCTATCAACAATTACTTGCTGAACAATATGAGCAAACTGCAAGAAATTTATTAGTGTATCAGCAAGAATATGAAGAAAATGATGTAGATGAAAGAGAAGAGTACGATTATGATAAACAAGAACTTGAAAATCCTGAAGAATTTAATCGTATTCAAGAAAGGCATGATTTAAAAAATGTAACACAACCCAAGAAAGAATTTGAAGATAAAAGTAAATTAAGTGTACGGTATAATAAAGATGTTAAACGAATAACTTATAATATTGATAGCCGATTTCGTAATGCGGTAGCTGTAACTGATCCTACAAATAATTCATTTCAATCACAATCATCTTCCAATTTTTTATTTCGATTAACAAAAATACTAAAAAATGTTATTTCAGCAAAGTTAACTTCTTTTGAATTTCCAAATACTTTTTATACCTTTTCCCAAACGAGAGGTAATAAGTCTTTTCAAATTACAGTTGGAAATGAAACAAAAACGATTACATTACAAGATGGAAATTATTTACAAAGTGGATCAAGTACACTAATTGATTATACTAAAATATGTTTAGATTTGACGGCATCTCTGGATGGTGCCTTTGGCATTGGTTCTTTTTTAGCGTCTTATAATGCAACATCAAACCGAATAACTATTCAAAATTTAGTATCCACTACATTCACTATGACATTTACTCCATTAATCACGGTTTCTACTTTAGGGTTAACATCTACCAATCGTTATAATGGAATTGGCTACTTCTTAGGGTTTCAATCTTACCAATACACTGGATCAATAGGGTATACTTCGGAATCATGTCCGCAATTAATTGGTGATCCTTATATTTACTTATCAATCAGTGATTGGAATAATGTTGAACATCAAGATTATAACCAAACTAACTTTTTAGTATTCTGCAAAATATTACTTACAACTGGAAAAAATACTATGATTTTTGATACTATTACAAGCAATACAACATCAAAAATATACCATTTTCTACAACCTACAAATGTTAATTTATTACAAATTCAATTATTAGATGCTTTTGGAATTGTACTCGATACTCAAGGAGCTAATTTTTCAATGACATTGGAATTTGAAGAAGTTTTGAATATGTCTCTATACGAAAAATATCGAGATCTATAATAATGGAAAAATCAGTTTTAGAAAACATTCAAGATCCATATGTTGAAAATCGATACAATATGACATCTACGAGCAAACAGTATCCTGCTCCTCAGCATGGTGGACGAGTTCCTAACATTAATGATCCGGCTTTACAATCTTATTCAGCCAGACCGTATTTAATGTATGCTCCTGGTCAAGCCATTTTAGGAGCAAATCCTCGTACCGATTTAATTGGTCATTTGCATAAAGAAACGCCTTTAAACACTGTATTTTTTAGTGAAGATAATATTAACAATCTTCAATCGGAAATACAAAAACAAGTTTTACTTATGAGTGGAGGCAAATATAAAATTGACCGACAAAATGATGATGATTTAAAAATTATTATGCGAAGTTACTATCTTATGTTTGCAAAGAATAATCCTTCTACGGTATCTTGTGAATTAAAAGATTTGAATAGCCGTGTAGTTGGCTATGCATCAGCAAAAATTTATTCAGAAGTCGATTTCCATATGTTCTATCGCAAAGATATTGAAGATTTCGCAGCGCCGATTGCGAATCCTACGAACGTACATGTTTATGGAACGCGTACGGGTGAACTGAAATCCTGGTTTTGAAAATCTTGAATATGTTTTATATGACTTTTTGATACATTATATTCTTTTGCAAGGTTATCATATGAGATAATTCCTTTTAGCGATCTAATTGTATTACAATCAATTTCAGAAAGAATTGAACTTCCGTGATTTAATTTATTTTTATTTTTAAGATTTTGAGATAGTTTTGTTTTTGATATTTTTTCTTTTATTTCTTCACTAAAAATATATCCTTTCATTCTTTCAGACATCTTTTTTCGTGTTTCTTCACTATGTGGATGTCCATATCTACCTTTACTTAAATTTATTTTCATTTGTTCTGTAAACCCACGTTCTTTTGCTTTTTGACTTATTTTTTCTTTTGTTTCATCACTTAGCTTTCTTCCAAATCTTGATAAAGCACTTTTTCTTATAGATTCTTCATTTAGTTTTCTACCTTTTGAAGCATTAGACATTTTTTGTTTAGATTCTTCAGTATGTTTACTACCTATTCTACTATTACGAAGAGCTTCTTTTACATTTTTAGGCATTTTAAATCCTATACGTGCAATTAAAGCGCCACCGCACCAAATCATATTGTATCCTCCAGGATTATCCCAAATATAACTTTCATACTGTTCTGCATAATATGCCTCCATTCTATTTAATGCTTCATGTGGAACTATGCATAAATATTCAACTTTAAAGTGTTCTTTACCATGTTTTCTCATAGCACGATGTAGAATGTATGAAGAACCATTTAATGCAGTAATCCAGTGAACATTGTAACGTTTTATAGGATCAACATTGACACTTTGTCCTATATAACATTTATTATTTAGTGTATTTTGAATTAAATATATACAACCAGACATTTTTAGTTTTCCTGTTTGTGTTCTTAAAACAAATAACGCGTAAACAATTCAAACATCTGAACAAATCTTATAACAATGGAACTCTGTGAATTTCATGGTAAAATTTATGGTAAACATAATAATCAATTATTCGTATTCGAACCTACTTGGGATACTTTTCGTCCTATTGAAAAAGTAGCTTGGAATGGAGAACATTATGTTACCGTAGATAAGAAATACAAAACTGATTTATTTGACGATTTTTATGGATTCGGAAGTATGGAAATGAAGAATCTTTGTAAACAACTTATTCAAGACACTGAACTAGAAACGGCTAAACTGATTACCGATTCAGTTTTATTTTGGAAATGGTGTGGAGAAACCGAAGCCAAATGGTGGTTTGATCGAGCATGTGTATTTTCTGATGGCTGTGTTAATAGAGATGTCAGTGGTTGGAAAGAGTATTTACATTACCTTCAGGTTCGGTCAAAAACTATACGTCGTCCATTACGTGGTCGAATGACGAGAAGACATTTAATCGCTAAATGAATATTTAATAAAAATGAAAGTAAACATTATTTGTAATTTTCAAAAACATACTGGTCTTATGCAGGATGTTGGATTATTGCGTGGAATGCTTTCTATTGTATTTGATAGTGAAGTGCAAATATTTCGTGTCCACTACATGCAACCACAATGTGGAGAAGCCGATTATAATTTTTTTGTAGAAATCATTAATCCTTCTCTAATTCCCTATGCTCGTAAAAATATATGGTTACCTAACCCTGAATGGACTTATAAATCGTGGATTCCGTATATTTCTATGGTCGACGAAGTTTGGGTAAAGACGACTGAATCGGAACGTATTTTTAAACAGTATACTCCAAATGTTAAAT